TAACTTATACTGCAAGTGCAACAGCAGTAACGGCTTTAACAGCTGATAAAACTTTATGGTACAGTTCAGTTGTTGACGAAGTAGACATGATGATACACAATGGAACTACTTGGGTAGGTTATCAAGATTCAACTGCTCCGTACTTTGCGGCGGCGGCTGGTGATAAAACAGATCCAAAAGGTCCAATCGTAAGTGCTACTGAGCCAACTTTACAGTCAGACAGTACTGCACTTAAAAATGGTGACTTATGGATTTCAACAGCAGACTTAGAAAACTATCCTAAGATTTACAAGTACAACGCAACTACTTTAAAGTGGGTACTTGTTGATAACGGTGATCAAACTACTGAAGATGGTATTTTATTTGCTGATGCAAGATACAACACAGCAGGTGCAAACAGTTCAACAGCAGGTTCAATTGAAGCACTTTTAAGTTCAAACTTCTTAGACACAGACGCTCCAGATCCAGCACTATATCCAAAAGGTATGTTGCTTTGGAACTTAAGACGTTCTGGATTTAATGTTAAGAAATTTGTTAGAAACCAAGTTGACACATCAGGCAACAACCTAAGATTTGGTAGTGGCGCAGGTGAGTCAATGGCAGGTTACTATGCTCATAGATGGGTAACTGAATCAGCTAACCAGGCAAACGGTTCAGGTTCATTTGGTAGAAAAGCTCAACGTAAAGTTGTTATACAATCATTACAAGCAATGGTTAACAGCAACCAAGACATTAGAGACGATCAATCAAGAATCTTTAACTTAATGGCTTGCCCAGGTTACTCAGAGTTAATTGGTGAAATGGTTACACTAAACACAGACAGAGGCTTAACAGCATTTGTTGTTGGTGACTTACCATTTAGATTAACTGCTGATGCTACAACAATTAACAACTATGCAACTAACGTAAACCTTGCAGTTGAAGATAACGATGATGGATTAGTAACAAGTGATGAGTATATGGGAACTTTTTATCCTAGCTTATTCACAAGTGATAATGCAGGTAAAAACATTGTTGTTCCAGCATCACATGGTATACTTAGAACAATAGCATTAAGTGATAGTGTTTCATTTCCATGGTTTGCTCCAGCAGGAACAAGACGTGGTGGAATTACTAACGCCTCAAGTGCAGGATACATTGATGCAGAAGGTGAATTTAAAGCAGTTGCTTTAAATACTGGACAACGTGATACATTGTACAGCAATAAAATTAACCCGATAACATTCTTAACAGGTGCGGGACTTGTCAACTACGGTCAAAAAACTAGAGCCAAAAATGCTAGTGCGTTAGATAGAATTAACGTTGCTAGACTAGTAATTTACCTAAGAGGACAGTTAGATAAACTTGCTAAACCATATATCTTTGAGCCAAATGATAAAATCACAAGAGATGAAATCAAAGCTCAAGCAGATAGCTTAATGTTAGAACTAGTAGGTCAAAGAGCATTATATGACTTCTTAGTAGTGTGTGATGAATCAAACAACACACCTTCAAGAATTGATAGAAATGAGCTTTACTTGGATATAGCGATTGAGCCGGTGAAAGCAGTTGAGTTTATTTACATTCCGTTGAGACTCAAAAACACAGGTGAAATAGCACAACTATAAAAGGATAAATAGTTTAAACAGGAGATATTAACAATGGCAATTTCAACACTATCAAAAATTACAGTCCCATTAGATTCTAGTGCATCTAGTTCTAATCAGGGCTTGTTGATGCCCAAACTCCAGTATCGCTTTAGAGTGAGCCTGGAAAATTTTGGAGTTTCAACACCAACAACAGAACTAACAAAACAAGTTGTAGACGTAACTAGACCAAACGTAAGTTTCGAACAGATTACAGTTGATGTATACAACTCAAGAGTATACCTAGCAGGTAAACATACTTGGGAACCAATTACATTAAACTTAAGAGAAGATGTTTCAAACAACGTACAAAAACTAGTTGGTGAACAACTACAGAAACAATTTGATTTCTTTGAACAATCAAGTGCGGCTTCAGGTAGCGATTACAAATTCGTTACAAGAATCGAAATACTTGATGGTGGTAACGGAATCAATACAGCAAACGTTTTAGAAACATTTGAATTGTATGGTTGTTACTTAGAAAGTGCTAACTACAATACATTAGCATACGCAACTAACGATCCAGTAACTGTAGCATTAGCTATCAGATACGATAATGCAATACAAAGTCCACAAGGAACTGGCGTAGGTACAGCAGTAGGTAGAACTGTTAATACGTTAATTACAGGTGGTGGATCTACATAAGATCTATAATTAAGTAATATTTCCTGAATATTTAAAGGGGGCTCTTTTTATTAAGAGCTCCTTTTTTATTATCTGCGTACTTTATTTTTTAGATAAATATTAGTATGGCAAATAAATTAAACGGTTTTTTGGATAATGTAGTTAGTGGTGCTTTAAGCCCAAAAGGTAACCTTGGTGACTTTGCTCACGGTGCCAGACTATATGTAGATGACGCACACAGGTTATCTCCCAAACATAAATTTTTATATCACGTAAGTTTTAACTTGAATCCTGTTGCAGTGAAAATTATTCCGCAACTAGAAACAAGAGAAATTAATATGCTCGTAAAGAGTGTTGACTTACCTAAGTATTCTATTAGTACTACACTTAAACATCAGTACAATAAGAAAGCAAACTTACAAACAAGATTAGATTACGATCCAATTAATATAGTATTCCATGATGATAACTATGGACAGGTTACTGCTATGTGGGAAGCCTACTATCGTTATTATTACAAAGATGGTAACTATGCTTCATTAAACGGAAGTTCAGATCCTGTTACGACATCAGGTGCATATCAAAGATCAAATACATATCAAGCTGAAGGTAATCATTATAGATACGGACTAGACAACGACAGTCATTCACACTTCTTTGAAAGCATACAAATTTATCAACTACACAGACATAGATATACTTGTTTTACTTTAGTTAACCCTATCATTAGTGAATGGGGTCACGATACAATGGAAAACAGTTCAAGTGATCCTGTGCAGAACACTATGCAGGTACAATATGAAACTGTATGGTATGCAAGAGGCGGAGTTGAAGAAGGAGCTTCACCTAAGTCATTTGGAGCGGCAAGTGGACACTATGATAAGATGCCATCACCTAATTCATTAGCAGGTGGCGGTGCGGCTAACTTGTTTGGCCAAGGTGGTATAGCCGCAGGGGCGGCAGATGTGTTTGGAGACATTACAAGTGGACAAGCATTTAGTTCTCCAGCAAGTTTCTTAGGTACAGTTTTAAAAACTGGAAGTGTTATAGGTAACGCAAAACAATTAAGTAAAGAAGGATTGCGTGAAGAAGGCTTTGGTATATTAAAAGATCAAATAGGTAAGGCAGGAGGCATTGACGTAAGTGGTGTTGCCAACACAGCATTTCCTAAAGGAATAAGTGCAGGCAACTTTGATGTTACTACAGCAGTTGCAGGTATGGCGGCAGGTGCGGCAGTGGTAAGTCAACTTAAAGGTGGATCATTAAGTAGTGTAACGTCTTTAGTTAGTAGCAATCCAGGTATACTAGACAGCATTACTAAAGCAGAAGGATTTAAAAAGGCACACCTAGCTTCAGGTGGTGATGCAACTCCAGATGCAATTTCAAGTGCATGGAATAGTGCCACTTCATCAGCCAAGGAGGCCTACAATGCGGTAACTAAAGGTAACTTGAATTCAATATCTAATAAGAATACATACAATATTAAAGACGGAGGCACTTATACATAATGCCAAACATTCCAGCAAAGAAATTAGGAACTACAGAAAAAGTTAAAAAGTTTTTTAGCGAATATTACTCAGCACCTTTAGAATTTCCTTCAAACGAAGTTGATGCTGTAGTAGGTTTTTTTGAAACAAGAGGCTTTGAAAGATTATCTGCACAAACAATAGGTGCAGTACTAATGAGACAAGCAAAGATAGACGATATAAAAGTTTTTGAATTGCTTGACACACTAAAAGGTTTCGATGAAATACAACTGTCGTCAGTAGTAACAGAAACATTAAATTACAATAGACAAAAAATTAGTTCACTAGGCTACAAAGTAGACCAATCACAAAATAAATTAGAAACTAGAAACATACTGGTATAAGCTCATGGCAAGTAAGTTTGCACAAGGTAGATACAGCATGAAGCACCCAGACAAGTACTTGGGTAACAAGACTCCTTTGTATAGATCAAGTTGGGAATTTGCTTTTATGAAGTTCTGTGATGAGTCACCTAGTGTAAGCAAGTGGGCAAGTGAGGCAGTAAAGATTCCTTACAAAAATCCTTTAACAGGTAAGATGACTGTTTACGTTCCAGACTTTATGATACAGTATACAGATGCAAAAGGTAAACAACACGCAGAGCTTATAGAAGTTAAACCTGAAAACCAAATGAAGTTAAAGGAAGTAGGTAGAGATAAATTTAGACAGGCACAGTACGTACAGAATGTTGCAAAGTGGGAAGCCGCCAGACATTGGTGTAAGAATAAAAAGATCTTTTTCAGAGTAATTACAGAAAAAGATATCTTCCATCAGGGGAAGAGAAAATGAGGGTAAATGATAATCCACGCATTCGTGTTAGTTGTAGTTTTGGGAACAGGAGACGATCGTAGGGAACAACCAAATCCAATGTACTTTAGAAGTATAGATGTATGTCAGTATTATGCTCGACGCATACCTAGACAATACGGAAATTACGGTAATAAACATTTGGTTCCTGCAAAAGATCGTATAACTGCATACTGCAAACCAACAAGTGTTGACGATTCAAAGACGTTAGTTTACGATCATTAAATGGACTAAATAATAGTAGCATATAATGGATTTAAAAATATGACCAAAAAATTAGAAGAACTACTTAACTTACCTGAAAGCCAGGATATAATAAAGGCTGATAAGGAAAAGGCTGACTCCAAGGAGAAAGCAGTAGTTGAGCAAAAAGAAGACTTCCGTGAAATAGCTGAACTAGATAAAATTAGTGCGGCACTACCACAAGTTAAGGGTCTGGGTGAACTAGCTGACAAAGAGCTAAACGAAGTAGCAGACAAGGCCATGACTGCATATGATGATCTTATGGATTTGGGTATGAACGTAGAATCACGTTATAGTGGTCGTGTATTTGAGGTTGCAGGACAGATGCTTAAAACTAATTTAGACGCCAAAACTGTAAAGCTACAGAACAAACTTAAGATGGTTGAACTGCAATTAAAGAAAGAAAAGCAGGATAAAGAAGGTGGAATTGATGGCGAGTCACTTGTAAATGGCGAAGGATACGTAGTAACTGACCGTAACTCTTTGCTTGATAAATTGAAAAACATGGATAAATAAACATATAAGGAAATACAATGAAGAACTTTGAAACATATCTAACTGAAGCAAAAAAGACTTATAAGTTTAAGTTTGGTATTGCTGGGGACTTACCAGAAGGTTTTACAGACAGTTGCGAAAGCTGTTTGCAAAAATTTGGCCTTGTTAACATGACGCCACCTAAGAAGACTCCAATTCAAGAACGTCCATTAGACTTTCCTAAATTACAAAATGTAGAGACTCACTACTTTGAAGTGGAATTGTCATATCCTA